CTTCTATTTACTGGTTATCAGTGAGTAATACTGGAGTTTTATCGGCACTAAGAACTTGGTGATAATAAATTAATAAAATTAAATTAAAGATATGGCAAATAATATTAATTCTTTTACTGAAACAGTAGCAACTCTTACTCGAAATGTTAATGTTGCTCTTGCAGCTATGCAAGGAGTAAATAATACTCTTACGTCTCAAGATGCTACGGTAACTATTGAGGTAGAGGGAATAAATCCAATAACTGGAGACCCTTCCTTATATAATTATAGTATGCCTTCATATCAATATACTTTAGAGCAACTTAATAGAATTTCAAATACGGTTAATGCATTTGTTTCTGGTAATGGTGTAGTATTATTAAAGGATGGAACTTATAGACAAGTTTCTACAGTTCCTTTAGCACAATCGCCCGCTCCTATTACTGATATTGCTGCTCCAACAAAATTTAGATCCAGAAATAATTGGTTTTTTGAAGATTTCTTATTTCCTCAAATATATGTTGAATTTGATCTAAAAGGCAAAATTGATGATCGATCAGATAGAGTAAAAGTTAGAAGAGTTATTTTTGATAATTTTGATGATGATGAAACTCTCTGGTTTCAAAATAATTTTATTGGTCAATATATTTCTTATGAAGATGCTATAGATCTCTTATCACAAAATGGAAAAAGATACTGGATAGATGAAGAAATTCAAGATCTTCCTCTTAATCCAACTAAATATACAGGATCCTTTATAATTTTAGATAAAAGGATTATAAATAATAAGCAGTGGTATTTTCTTGATACCCTTAATTATGGATTAACAACAGATGTTTTAGTAATTAACAATATCGAATTAAAAATAGGAGATCAATTAAGATATAATGAAAATTTATATGAGGTTAATTCTATTGAGGTTACAGAAAAAAGAGTTAGACTTACTTCTCTTATTGGAGTAGGTAATCCAAATATTAACTCTACTTTTTATATTTATTCTACCCCATTTAATGAAAAACTTACAAGAATTCCCATAGGATATAATGAATGCAATATTCTTTTTATAAAGGGGGTTAATGATGATTTTAATATTGTTGCAGATTCTTGGGGAAATTCCATTTCATTTTATACGAATGATCTTATATTATCTAATAGTACAACGAGTTTAGCAACTTATTATTTTAATTCTGTTGTAGATTTTGGAAAACAGATGGAAGGATATGCTAAGGATCAAACTATTCCCGCTTTTTATGGAGTAGTACCAGATCCCCCAACTATTTCTGCAGATCAATTTACTGTAAATCAAATTAATACTCAATTAAATGCAGCTATTGATAGCGAGGCTGTTAAGAATACTCAAGCTCAAATTGAAAGTACAAAAACTATTATTAATTCATTAAGATCTACAATGAATCAGCAAAAAGCAGAACTTGTAGAGTTAAGATCTGTATCTCGAAGATCTGATTTGCAGGCTAAAATTAGTAATAATATTTCACAATTAAGTAAAAAATCTGTAGAATATCAATCGTTAGTTAAATCTCTTGCAACTCTTGCTTTTGAAAAAAATGCAGTTTTAGGAGAACCTAAATATAGAGTAAGAGGTTTTTTTGAAATCCCTATTGGAAAAACTACTACAGATAATAATGCAGAAAGGGTACAAGAAATAATTCAATTTGATATAGGTTATAGATATCTTAGACTAGATAATACAGGGAATCCATTAAATACCTATTCATATGAAGATCCTTCAAGTGGGCAAAAAGTAACAGGGACTTTTACAGATTGGAAAATAGTTCAATCCCCAATTAAATCTAAAGTATATAATACTTCTTTAGAAAAATATGTATGGTCCTCAGAAAATATTGGAGAGGGAGAACAAGTTAATATAAATCAAGTAGATATTCCAATAAAAAAGGGGGAAAAAGTAGAATTAAAAATTAGATCTATCTCTGAAGCTGGATGGCCTCAAAATCCTAATAAATCAGTTTGGTCAAATTCAGTTATTATTGATTTTCCAGCAAACTTAGAAGGATCAGATCAAGTAGCTAATATATTTTCTGATGCAACAGCAGAGGAAGCTCAAATACAATTAGATGAAACTCTTAATGCTGCAGGAATTATAACTCACTTAAATGATGGATATCCAAATCCTAATGCAGGAGAAGGAACATATTTTAAACATCAATCAAAATTTTTATCATTTGATTGGAGTATAAAAAATGCAGATGGAGGTGTTTTAGAAGAAAGATCTTTAGATGTTCAAAGTGTTTTAGATGATTTATCAAATAAATCTAATGTAACGCTTACAAAACCATCAGAATCTGAAAGTGGATATCAACAATTAACGGGATCTTTACAACAACTATTTCAAGCAATAATAAATACAGATCCTTCGATTTATGATGAATTTCTAGATTTAGTAACATAAGAATAATATGATATATGATATATGATTTCGATAGTAGCGGTGCTATAGTATTAACAACTCCAGAGCCGGGAGCATTTTTAAATTTTAGATGGGAATCGGGGGATTCATCGTATTATTTTATTCCTCAACAAACTAGTGATGTATCTGCTGGAAAATTGTGGATAAATGGATTAGATATTAGTCTAGAAGCAAGCATTTATGATGACACATCTGCTGGATATTATATCTATATTAGTGAAAATGGGGATCCAAGTATAGCTTCTTTTTTCCTTTATACAAGAGAATTTGAAAATTTTGATGTTAATCTACAAATTGAAAGACATGAAGTATCAATGGGAGGGAGTCTTAGTGTTTATGATATTTCAGTTTTAAATAGACCCTATATAGTTTCTTCTGAGGATGTTAATATATTTAAAACTTCTAATATTCAAGTAGAAGGAGAAGCTTCTTATCTTATATTAAGAACTAATCCAAAATTTTCGGGAAATGTAAAATTAGTTATAGACCCTAGTGATAATTTATTTATGGATACTTTTAAAGTTTCTGATATTCTCTCTAATAAATTATATAGAAAACAAAGGATTTCAGGAAATAGTGTATTTTCAGGAGATATCAGAAAAGTATTTTCTTCATTACCTCAAGGGGAAATTTATAAATTGAGTGATGGAAATATTTTAGATATTGCTATACCTAAAACAAATTATTATGATCAATATGATACTAATTATTCATATGGAGCAAGACTTTTAATAGATGAATTATATGAAGAAGATTATGCTATGCTTGCTCCATTATGGATAAGTAGAAATTTGCCTGATTATTTTGTTATTTTCAGAGTTTCCGGGACTTACAATGAAGAAACATATTCAATAGTAGAGGAAACATGGGATCTTAGTAGATTAGCTAATAAATTTTTAGAAGAGGGGAAAATTGTAAAATCTTGGGAAATGAAAGAAAATTCCCCGGTTGGAATATATCTAAGAAATCATCTTGAAGAATTAGAAGATATTATTTCTCCAATGTTTTTATCTTTATCTGATCCGGATCTTAAAGATCCTGATCCAAATACTTGGTATGGAGTAGCTGTAGATAAAGGAATCATTACTGGCCGATCTGAAACTACTTATTTCTTTGATCAGAATAGCAAAAATTTTACGGATCTTAATGCTTTTTCTTCTGGTGGATTTGAACGACTTAATTTACTCTGCCCTAATTTAATTAATATGGAGTATGTATTTAATGATATTGATGTTTCTCTATATGAAATGAATAAGTATTATGGACTTTATTTAACTGAAAATCCTCTATATAAAATAGCTTATTATGCAGATGCAGATACTGGTATTGCAGATAATTCTATAAGTATTATTTCCCTTGATGAAAAAGATAGTTCTACATTTTTTCAATCAGTAGTTTTTAATTCTGACGGAAGTATTATAGATAGTTATAAAAATAGATTATTTACTATAAATGATTCTCTTTCTGTTAATAGGATTACGAATATTAATCAAATAGATGGAACTATAAAGAGTAATGTTGAAAAATGGTTAAATAAACCTGGCGATAATTTATTTTCTGCCAAAGTTGAAAACATTAATACATTATTACCCTTTATATCCTTTGAAATTAAAAATAAACTTTCTTCTGGGGAGCATCTTCGAATTATAGATAATAGTACTTTTATTATTTGGGAAATATACGGAAGTGATGTGGATATTTTAAGTGCCGGAGAATCTTGGAATTATGCAACAGAATATTCTTCTGTCGAACATCCAATTATTTATAGAACTATATTCTCTATAAAGGGGGAGATAGAGGATCAAAATGAAGCTATTTGGAATGCTTGGAATGTATTTCAGAATTATTCGAACACCCCATTTGAAACATATCGAAAGAAAACTTATGGACAATCTCTTATACTTAAAGATCGATCTCATCAAGATACTATTAAATTCCAAAGATTAACAGCTCAAACAACAGATACAATCTTTGATTCATCTACTGGAATTTATGATGCTTCTAGTAATTTTAATTCTGCTGCAACTTATGGAGATATAGAATTTTATGGAAATCTTATTCCAACGGAAGATGATTTTGAAAGATTGAAATATGATTCTTCTTATGGCCCTATTAATTTTGAACTTTATGGTGATAGAATGTCTATTACAATAGACATTTATGATCCCTCTAATTATAGTATTTATTCTATGGATGCTTCAATTGTAAATCTATTTGATGATAATATGCTATATTTAGGTACAAATAATTGGTATCGTTTAGTTCAAAATATAGATATAAGCACAAATATAAATAACTCTTTAAGCTACACAGAGGATCCGACAACAGTTTTTGATAAAATCATTATATTTACAGAAGATCCGATAATTACTATTGATGGATTTTGGAATGCTTATGCTGTTTATCCTCTTATAATTTCTTTAATGGGTATAAATTCTGTAAAGGATTTTGATTATACTGTTTATGATTCATCTACTGTAAATTTTAACGATTATAATACATCAGCACTGGATTTTAAAAGTGAATATTGGTATAAAAGAGAAGGTGATGTTTCTACTTTTAATTTTTATATAAATAAGGATTCTTCTGGAACTATAAGTAATATTAATTCTTTTCAAATTGTTGCTGGGGATGGAAGCATAACTATCGATGGGGATACTTCGACCTATGCTTCTACGAGTTTAACAAATCCCTTTATATTTAATACATTTGATAGTAGTGCATCTATAGACGCAAGTTCTTTAACTATTATTACTTATGCTGTTTTAGATGGCTCTACATCTTTTAAATCTTATAAAGAAGGATATTCTGAAGAGCTTATTAAAGATTATTATGTAGATTATGATTCTTCAGATTTTGACACGAGAAAATTTTATGGAACTAAATCTCTAAAATATGGTTTGACTGTTCCGACAATAACAAAATGGGCAACGACTGGAAATGACTGTAGAAATAATCCATTAAGGCTTATTCTTGATGTATCTATCTTTGATGTTTCTAGTAATTTTATTCCAGATACTTCATTAAATTTTGCAGGAGAAATTTTTTATCCTTCATTTAAATATTTAACTGCTGGGGCTAGAAATTGGGAAGACTATATTTTCTATGATATTAATGATTCCATCAAATATGTTGAAGATGGGAGTACTTATTATTCATCTTTTAAAAATCTTATGTTTTCTCATCCAGAAATTGATATTTTTTCTAAATTAGTTTATTCTAATTATGGCGTAGACAGAAAAAAATCCCGTTCATCCATTGTTTATTATAATAATTATAAAAATACAGTTGATACGATTATTAGTGGCCTAAATCTTTCATTTAATATAGTTGAAGGTGCTAAAAATACTATAGATATTAAAGATTGGGATAGATTTAGGATATCTGCTGTTGCTGTTCCTTCAAGAAATAGGGATAATAATAAGCCACTGGAAGTTTTTATTAATGAGAACACTGAAACTATTTTACTTGTATGGTATCAAGGAAATGATATTCTTAATTATAATTATAGGTATTCTTCTACAATACCAGGTAAAGGGGGTTTAGATCCAAGTATTGCATATGAAGATGTTTCCTCAACTACCTCAATCCAGTGGAGAGGATTTGATAATACAGATAAACGTTTTTCTCATGTAAAAACTCCATTTGGGGTTAATAATGCTTCTTTTTCTACTAATATTTTTAATATTTACGGTATATATAATACTTATAGTGGAAGTGTAGCATCCCCGTTTTTACAAACTAATCTTAGTTTTAGTGATGATTTATTTTCAATATATAATGCTTATGCGGGAAATACCGTTTTAGGTAGCAGTTTTGACTTTCATGATAGTGCTTATGAAACATTTAGACAATATATTACATATGATTATTCAAAACTTCGCTCTACTTATGGAAATTTAATAGCTAATTTACCTTATTCATATATAAGAAATGAGAATCTTTATCAGGATAGAACTTGTGATTTGGATACATTAGAAAATATTTTAAATAATAATAATATTAGATATTATATTTTTAGAAAGGATATTCTTTATACAAGTTCTGATTTTTCAATAAATCCTGTATCTATTACTATTAATAGTCCAAACATATACAATGATGTTGTAACTTATAATGGCTGGTATAAACCAAAATTTAACAATATCTTAGAATTTTCTTATAATGAAAACAAGGATATTATGGATACAGTAGAAAAAGATTTTATTATGGGAAATACAGATGTAAAATCCTATAATAATATTCCTCAATTATGGTTTAATAAAGTTGTTAATGAAGTAACTTCTTATGATGTATCTTCTGGAAACGCAATAGATTATGAAGAAAATTTCAATCCATTTAAATCTCAATGGGACCAGGGTTATTATCATTTATATTCTAATACATCGAAATTTAGCATAGATGGATATAATTCTACATTAGAACTTCCTTCATTTTTTGGATCTAAACTTATTAAACTCCCTCGGGAATTAATATTAGATTCTTGGTCTAATGTAACCACAGATGAAGAATATACGGAAAGTAAAAAATCATCTAGGAAGAGTAGAAGTTTTTTTGGTAATGAAGCCAGAAGTATGGGAGGGAAAGAGGGATTATATCTTTCTTATAATTTAACTCGTAGGATTGTTGATATTTTTAAGGGCCAAGAAACATTTTTAAGCAATTGGTCCGGATTAACTAGTTCTGATAGTGATATAATTGATGGATATATTAAAAATACAATTTTAAAATACTATAATATAAGTAAACCCAAAATAAAAGTAGAAATCTGGACAAAACCATATAAGAGAGGAGATAGATTAGCTTATGTTCTTAATGATACATTTACAAAATGGGAGGGAACAAATATTGATGGGAATTTAATATATATTAATGATGAATATATTTACAAGATTAGAATGGATATCTATCCTTATTTGATATATTTTGTAAAATTTACTTTATTTGAAATTTAACGAATAAATAAAATAAACAACAAAAGGATATGGCACGTAAATTTATATATGCACCTGGAATGCCAGGATATGGAACACAAGGAGCTGATGGATCTACTGGTGTTGCTGGAATAGCAACCTATTTTTCTTCTTATTCCGGGGATACTGATTCTATTACATTAAAAAGTAAAATTGCAGCAAATAAAGAATTATTTGCTAATAATAATTTATTGCCAGGATATCCGTTCAGAATTTATAATACCGGAGATATTTTTATTGATCAGGATGGAGGAATTTATCAAATTGATCTCGGTAAATCAAATCTCTATTCGGATACTGGAATAACTTTACAATCAACGGAATTTTTTGAGCTTGGTGCTACACAAGGTTCAGCTCCTGTATTTACTAGATATTCAAATAAGTTTCTGACAGATAAAAATCTTGTAGATACTGTTTATGCTAATTCTAATACTCCTGATTATACAACATATCCTACTAGTATTTATGATAACGCTCCTTTATATTATAGTAATGTAAAATATATAGGATCTGATATTGTGACAGATCTTAATAGCTATTATCCATTTCAAGTATGGAGTATTGGATCTGCTACAAATGATGATGCTATCGCTTTAGTAAGAGAAGAAGACCGTAATACTTGGCATTTTGGAAATGCTAATGCAGGAGTTATAAAGGATATAAGTCTTTATTTAGATTTTACGGATACTTATGTAGAAACATTACACGGAACTTTTAATGGAGATGTAACTGGGGATTTAGATATAGATGGAGATGTAAGTATTTCTGGAAGTATATTTTGTCCAACAATTTCTGGAGTACTTGGAGAAGATTTACTTGTTGAGCCAAGAATATCTACTACTACTTGGGGATACGATCTTCAGTTAAAATCTGGATATGGCGTATCTAGAGCTGGTAATGTTATTATTCGTACAGGTGGATCAGGATCAAGTCCTGGACACATTTATGTTTGTAATACTAGTACTAATGAATCTACTGGCAGTCAAGCTGTTTTTTCTAATGCAACAACAGCAATTCCAGCTATTGCATTTCGAAGTAATCAAGCTTCGGGATTTTCTTATGCATCTGCAACAAATAGAATAAATGTAAATATTGATGGAGTTAATAAAGCTTATTTTGATAGTATCGGAGTTAACGTTGTTGGAGATGTAAGTGTTAGCGGAAACGTAGATTGTTCATCACTTACTGGAATACTTGGACATGATTTAACTGTTGAGCCAAGAATATCTACTACTACTTGGGGATACGATCTTCAGTTAAAATCTGGATATGGCGTATCTAGAGCTGGTAATGTTATTATTCGTACAGGTGGATCAGGATCAAGTCCTGGACACATTTATGTTTGTAATACTAGTACTAATGAATCTACTGGCAGTCAAGCTGTTTTTTCTAATGCAACAACAGCAATTCCAGCTATTGCATTTCGAAGTAATCAAGCTTCGGGATTTTCTTATGCATCTGCAACAAATAGAATAAATGTAAATATTGATGGAGTTAATAAAGCTTATTTTGATAGTACTGGAGTTAATGTTGATGGTAGTATACTTTTTGCTGTTAGAGATCCTCAATCAGGTACAGATTCTTCTGTTTTTTGGTTAGATGTAGATATAACAGGATCTATTAGTGCAAAGATAGTAAGTTAAAATACATAAAATAATGAAAAATTTAAAAACTATATGGAATTTTATCAATAGTAAATTTTTTGGATATATCTTAATTGCTGTATTTATAACTCTTTTTATTGGTACTTGTTCAAAAAATTCTTCTCTAAAAGAAGAATCTGCTATGAAAGATCAAAATATTTCCGCTTTAACTGATACTATTAGAACGGAAAAACTTAAAAATGAAATTATTCAAGTATCTATAAATGGATATATTGCAGATGCAAAAGAATTAGAAAAATATGATAAGGATCTTGCTAAACAAGTTAATGATCAAAAAGGAAAAATTGTTACACTGAATAATATAGTTTTTCATTTAAAACAAGATACTACAGAATTAAGAAAATATATAGATAGTTTGCTTACAAAATTTAAGGAGCCGGAACAAATTAATGATTCTACTTGGAATGTAGATTGGGTAATTTCTTATGTTTATGATATAGATAATTATGATATTTTTGATGGGAGAACTCAAATCGGATTAAGAGGAGATACAGAAGCATTTAAAGGAATCACATTTTATCATAATAAAACTCTAATGCTTAATAGAGATTCTAAAATGAGTCTTACATGGGGTCAAAAATATGAAGGTAATCGTTTAAAAGTATTTGCTCAAACAACTCATCCTGCATTTAAAGCTCAACTTTTAGAGGGGACTTATGTGAAACCATATAAAACTAAAAAATGGTTTACAGGATTTGGAATAGGGCCTTCTTTAAATGTTGGCTGGGATTTTTTACATAATCAGCCTTCTACAACTATTGGATTAAGTATACATTATAATATCTTTTCCTGGTGATAGTAAAGGTCGTATTTCACCCTTGAAAGGTAAAAAAAGGGATGCGGATATTAAAATAAGAATAAGTGAATCTCTTAAAAGAAGGAATTATCAGAAGAATATAAATTGAAATTAGCAGAAGCTACGAAAAAATATTGGAAATTAAAAAAACTGACTAAATGAGTACGAATATATCCAAATACGTTCAATTGAATGATTTTCTGCTCCTAGAATATGAATTTAATAAGAGCGAAACAGCAACAAGTCTTTCTGGGATTACTTCTATGGTTGCAGAAACTGCCTTAGGAAGTAAACAATATTTTAATATAGGGAGCCAAGGAACTTTGAATAATGATTTATTCATGAATTCGCAGCCTAATGATGCTAATAGATCTTCTTGGTATATTACTGATACTACTAGCGATACATTTACATATTGGACTTACTTTGATTCTTCTATTTTAGCTAAAGCAGGATCTCCAAATAGTTATCCATTTGATACAGTAAAAGTTCATATTGTTTCAGGATATAATTTTGATGATATTTCTGGGTTTTTATTACAAATACAAGCTGAAACTTCAACTGGTGATTTAGTAGATCTTTCTAATTTTACTTGGATTAACCAAATTCTCGGAAATGATGTAATAAAATTTACCACAGATACTTTATATCTTGCAAATCGTTTTTATGATAAGTATGTAGAGTTAAAAGTTCCATCTGTTCAATATATTGGAGGAACTTCTGGTACTTGGGATGGCTCTATTGCAGAATTATTAGAGATAAAGCCTCTTTCTGATGTTTACTTTACATATAGTACTATTCCTGAAATAGATGGGGAGACTTATATAATTCAAGAAAAAATAGATCTTCAACTTCCTGTAACTTCTCAAGCAGATAATTTTAATGCATTTATTGCTGAAAGTACTGGAGGAGATTTTATAGAATACTATGCTACCTGGAATGATCTAATTATAGGTGAATATATGGGGGATATTGAAAGCGGCAGAATTCCTCTTTATACTTCAAATAATCCAAATGATAATTATGAGGAATTTTCAAATCAATATGGATCAGGAGCTTCGAAGTGGGTCATAATGCATGAACTATATGTTTATGAACAAATTCCAGGAGCAGATCTTCTTACTCAACAATATGTATTTACTCAGGATAATAATTTCAATAGCCCTAATTATTTTCGTCCTATTATTAAAAATTCTGATATAGCTTCATCTTATACTATTCAATATATTTGTCGTTTAAGTAATAGGATGGATGGAACACAAATTATTAGAAAAGCTTCTTTTGCTTCTACCAATCCTAAAAAATATGGAATGTCTTTTAATCGTATTAATGTTGATAATTATATTCCTTATAAAGTATTTAATAGAATAGAGGGAGAGGCTTCTACAACAGTTCAAGTAGTTGATAATAAAAAATCCAAATTTGTAAAAGTATATTTTGATTCTACCCAAATTCTTTTAAATATGAATAATGAAGTTCTTCCCCAGGGAACAGGGCCTCTGTTTTTAAAAACGGGAGATGGGACTTACAAATTTTCATTTGTTAAAATTGATGAAAATGCAAATGATGAAAGAAAGAATGTAGATCTTTCTGGGGCTTTTAATTATGCTCTTCTTTTTATACTTGATGATGATTCTAAGATTGAAATATTCCCAACTTTTTCAACTAATATGAACACAACATTAGGGGAGTTAGAATTTAAAATTATGACAGCACAAATTCTTCAGTTATTGAAACAAAATAATAACACTTATTCTATAATTATTAAAAATCCAGATGGATCTCAATATACTTTTTATGAAGGTATTTATTTTCCATATTCAAATTATGAACAAGTTATAGCTCAATATTCTGTTTCATTTAATACAACTGAATTACAAGCTCGAATATCTACTCTAGAAGCTATGAACAAAGCTTTAAGAACTGAAAATTTAGCTTTAAAATCCGGACGAAGATCAGGTCCATTTAGTCGATAATTTTTTCAAAATAAAAGTTGGTTTAATTAAATAAATTAGATAAAATAGGCCATTTAATTAAAGCCCAAGTAAGAAATCCTATAAAAAGGCTTCTTGTTAAAAACCATTTTAGAGAGAGTCTCTTAAAAGCAAAACGATAGATAATTCCATAACTAAGAGTAGGATTTCCCTCTTGATCATAAAATTGATTAAATTCCGGGATAATATAATCAGCAAATCCCAAATCCATATCTAAATATTGATGAACAGGAGTAAGAGTCTCATAAAGTCTTAATCTTTTTATTTTTTCCGGAAGAGCTGCATCTTCATCAGGAAGAGTTACTGTAAAATAAAGAATAAAAAAATAATTATGACTAAGTTCAAATTTATTATATTTTGAATTAGGATTAGATCTTTCTTCTTTAATAACTTTAATCCAAGATCTATAATTTTTGATATCTTTGATAACTTGGAAAAGAGGGGGTTCTTTATTGTTTTTAATCTTCATCATAATAAGCTTCTAATAATTCCGGATGTTTTTCTTTAAGAGATTTAGCAATATCTTTTCTTGCTTTTCGAAGTCTTGTTTTAACTGTTGAAAGATTCCAATTTAAATCAATTGCAATATTTTGAAGTCTTTTTTGATTTATTTCTCTTTCAATCATAACTGTTCTATATGGTTCTTTTAATAATTTTATTTCATTAATAGTTTTTTCATAAAGACAATAAGTCAATTCTTCCCCACTTGGCCCAATTACCTCTAAATCCATAATTACTACTGGACTATAAAATTTTAAAAGTCTGGAATGGTTTTCAGATAATTTTTCATGAGACAAATTTCTTTTTTTAATTCTTAATTGACCAAGAGCTTCATTTTTAGCAATTGCATAAACCCAAGTAGAAAAATTATATTTTTTATCATATTGATCTAATTTTTCCCAAACAGCAATAAATGTTTTCGAAATAATTTCTTTACAAAGATCCATATCTTTTACGTATTTGTAAGTATAAGAAATTAATCCTGGTTTAAGCCTGTTTATTAATATTCTAAATGTTTTATCACTTTTATATTCTATAAAATTCAGGGCTATAGCCTGAATTGAATTTTCTTTTTTGTGCATATAATATTTATTTCTTTATTTCTTTATTTCTTTATTTCTTTTTGTTTCTATTTTTAGCAGATTCACTCATTTTTTGTCTTGTTTCAGATGAAATAATTTTACCTTTATTACTTTCACTAATTTTTTTCCTATGCTCTTTAGATAGAGATTTATTAAAAAATGGATGATTTACCCCACTAATTTTTTTACTGTGATTTTCAATAACATCCAAGGATCGTTTTTTACCTTTATTAGCTTTCCCTATTTTTTCCCTAGTTTCTTCAGAATGTTTTTTACCTTTATTAGATTCTGAAATTTTCTTTTTATGGTCTTCTGATAATATTTTGCCCATAAGAAATTTCGAATGTTCTATATTTTGTTTTTGTGAATGTTTTTTCCCAAGATTTTTTCCTATTGAATTTTTTCGAATTTTTTCTTTAGATTCTTCGGAATGAAGTCCTCCAGTTCCTTTCATCCCGCCGGAGGGACTGATATTATAACCGTTTGGAATTAAAGTATTATATTCATTAATATATTTTTTCTGAGCATTAAATGCTTCCTGCTTTGTATCAAAAAACTCCAAAATTTCTTTCTTGAAATTATTTTCCCCATATTTTTTTAAAGCATTCAAAAAAATTGGCTTGCCACTCCCAAGATAATTATCTTTTAAATTATCTGTTGAGTGGTCTCCAATATATTTTTTGCCATTTATTAAATTAGTAGTAATATAAGTATAATGAAACACTAATCTTCTTCAATAACTTGTTCTACAAAATCATTAATATTTGATAATAATCCTGCTACATCCTGATATGGGAAATTACCTATAACATTAATAATTTGAGTTAAGGTATTATGATCCATTACTTCAACATTAATAGCATTCATAATTGAAGCTATCTGATTAAAAGGATATTTACCAATAGCCTTCATAACTCCTT